CTCAAATCCCCAATTTTTACTTGTACCGTTATCTTCAACGAGGTTAATAATTCCTCTGCCAAATCCGTCCCCATTGCCTAGTTTGGTCGTGTAACCAAACGAAAAGCTCGCGCCATAATGTCCTTTTGAGCGGACTAAACCTTTGACAAATGGGTGATAGGTATCTCTGTCTTTTGAGCCTGTAGATTCGACTAGAAAAGGCGCACCGCTTGAGTATTGAGACGAATAAGCACCTTGTCCAAAATGAGTGGACGCAATACCGACTGTGTGCAGAATGCCAGTCATACTGTCGCCCGATTTAGATACTCGACCATTCGCATTATTATTTGCCTCATTAGCTTTTGATACGCCATCATTCGCCGTGCGTTGTGCTGCATCTGCGGCTGATTTTGCCTGATTCGCACTTGTCTGCGCTGCATTAGCTTTTGATACGCCATCATTTGCTGTACGTTGTGCTGCATTAGCTTTTGATACGCCATCATTTGCTGTACGTAGTGCTGCATCCGCTTTCGATACACCATCATTTGCTGTACGTTGTGCTACATCCGCTTTCGATACACCATCATTTGCTGTACGTTGTGCTACATCCGCTTTCGATACACCATCATTTGCTGTGCGTTGTGCTGCATCTGCGGCTGATTTTGCCTGATTCGCACTTGTTTGCGCATTATTAGCTCTGTTTATTCCATCATTTGCACTACGCTGCGCATTATCTGCTGCAGTTTTTGCTTCATCCGCTTTATCGTATGCTATTTTCACCGCTTTTGGGGTTGCAGCATCTTGTTCGCTATCACTGGCGGTTTGCGAATTAAGCTTAACAATGCCTTTGGCAGATATGGATGCTGGAGGGAGTTTATGGCTATGCCCGGATTCATCGGCGGTGCTTGTACTGTTCGCGGTGAGGTCTTTCGGTGCAGATTTCTTACCAAATAGCTCTAATGCCTTTTTAAGCCATAATGTACGATTGGCAAGTTGTTTAATGGGTTTATTTGTAATGCCATTCTCACCGCCAAGCACAGGGTCGTTTTCTTCAATCTGATAAACGCCTTCTTCCCACTTTTCTTGTTCTTTAAGATTTGCCATAACTATCCTTAAATGTTGTTTAAATTCGGTTTAATCTAGTTTGAACCGTGGTTATAACTGCCGTTATAACGGGCTTTTTTGTTGTAACGTAGCGGTACGGATTTATAATCAAGTACAGCTAATGTGCAACGTGCTGGGGCGAAATTACGTAAAATCTTACGTAGTTGTTGTGCTTGATCATTGGTAATCGGTTGATTCAGTCGAATGGCGTAATAAGCCCATTTATCACTTAACGGTATGGTTTGAACAAACTTGTGGTTATAAGCTCGCGCTTTTAATCCCTCGTCAATCTCAATCTCTCCGAATCCTAACCGGCGGCAGACTTCACGAATTGACCACGGCGTGCCTTTATATCTATGAAGCTCAATTGCGACTCGAATTAAACTTCGTTTAGAATTATCGCTATCCGTAATAAACGCCCCGTCATAGCCAGTCACACTCCATTTTTCTGCAAGTAATGAGATAAAATCATCATCAATTAACTCGACCAGAGTTGTCATCACTTTGCTGTTTTCGAGCTTATTCAAACCTAGGCTTAGGTCGGCCAGTGCTTTATATTTAGCCTCTCTTTCAATTACATCTGCATACGTTAAATTAGCCATTACTGCGCTCCTCGGCAGCCTCTATATTAATCCCCGTGCAGTTTGCCCATTCTGTTTCACCGACTACGATTTTTGACGGCGCAGTTAAATTAACGTCATACACGCCTTCAACTCGCAGTGCGCTAATAATTGCCGATGGCACAACATCAACCCCGAGTTTTTTCGTTTTATCAGACAGATAAAGCTGTAACGCATCACGCGCCTTGGCCTTAACCACGTCTTCACGATAACCATCGAGTAATGTTAATGTCGCGGTGATTTGATAATCTCGCTTCGTTGGCGCAATAACTTCTACCGTATCGCACAATGGTCGACGGCGTTCAGGCCCGACATATTGCTTCACATCATTTAAAAGACGGTTGTCAGGCAATCCTGTTTTGGTTAAAACAGTGATTCTGACAAGTCCGCCGCGTGGAGTTGATACATTGACATCTGCAATATCTTGTGAGACGGCGCGGGTGTGATAATCGTACGCGGCGATTGAGCCACAACTGGTAAATGCTTCCGGCGCAGCAAGAATTCGAGCGCGGTATGGGTCATCTTCTTCGCGCAATAAACCGCCACTTGGGATATCAATATTAGTGACAGTTATTTCGCCAGCGAAGTTAATTTCACTTTTAAGCGTTTTTATTCGTCCACGCTCCCAGCCGTTACCAACTGTGCCGGGCTTGTTACAAGCTGCCTCAATTTCCACATAAGAAATAAGTGGGGTGATCACATCATCATTTAGCGTGACAAATTCAATGTCATCGGTGACCGATACACGCGTGCCTTTTGGAATAACTACAGACGGATGTTCGCCGTTAATGCTAAAACGCAAAATGGTGCGCGCTGGGCGCTCGAGTAATCTATAACAGCCAAACGTTTCACCGCATAAATCCAACGCAAGACCAGTGGCAAATTGCGGGAATGTCTGACGAAACGCTTCATTAATGCCTTGTCTCGCCAGGCTTTCTCGCATGGCATAAACATTAATAAGTAAACGCTCAATGTGCGCGGGCTGTAAGATTTTCCCGGTGCGTTTTTCATACTGCGAAATCGCTTCACTTAAAATGCTCTCAACATTGTCGTCTACGACTTTCACTTCATTTCTATTCATCCGGTAATCCTCGTGGCGTAAATTTCACGATGCACATCTTCTGTGAGCGACCAAAAAATTAAAAATTCAAAGTGCGGGGCAGTCCCTTCTACATTGACCGAGTCAACATTAATTCTTTTCTCCCAGCGCTGAAGAGCTAACGTAACCTCGCGCACGATGTTTGGGATTGCAATATCTTCCGGCTGGTCGATATATTGAAAGTGATCACTGCCAAATTCAGGTCGCAACACATCCGTCCCTTTCATTGTTGAAAGGATGTGGCCAATACATTGATGGATGTCATCAATACCTTGCACAACTTGATTTTCAATGTTTGGTGCAAGCTGCCAGTGTGTTGTGATAAGGGTGCTTTGTGTGTTCATAGCCTTGATGATACAAGGCTATGGTGAAGAGTGCTTTTAAAGCGATTTAAAGAAGTGGGCTATTCTGGAGTGCTTGTTTTACCACCGGAGTCGCCGGTGTGTTTGTGAGTGCCAAGCTCAATAGAGCCTTGTTTAACTTTTGGAGCAGATACTTCAGTGCTGGACGTAATTGCGCCTGACACTGCTAGTTTCCCGTTAATTGACGTATCAGCATTGATTTTCACACCGCCTCCCGCTGTCACGGTAACGCTGCCGCTTGTATTGATAATAATCTCGCCTGATTTACGATTGTGCGAAATCACCGTGCCGTTTGTGAATTTTTTCACCCACATGTTGCTATCATTCGCTGGCGTGGTGTCTTTCTCGTTGTAAATTGCCCCCAATACACAACCACCTTCCCCGCGCGCATCAAGTAGCAATGCCACCAATTCGCCAACATCAGGCAGACAATAAAACTGATTCCCGCCAGCGTTAGGGGTTAAATAAGACAACCAGGCTGTTTCTAAATCTTCAAGAGCGGGTATTTTGCACCGCACTTTATGGCTCGCGGTATCTACTGCCGAAACAATGCCTTCTTGATAAGTTGCACCAAAGTCATGCGTTTTCATTTATTCCCCCGTTTAATTTTCCGTTAGTGCGCCAGTGCTAAGTAAATCATCCGGGATAAACTCTAACATGCGTACTTCAATACTTGTGATATAGCCGCCGCCCCGGGTAATGCTATGCCGGGATGACTTTATCAAATATTTCCCGCTAAAAATGCCAAGGTTGCGCAGTAATATTGTGCTTCCGGCCACGAGTTTAGGATTGCCAATTAGAGTGATATTTCCCGCTGTTTGGTCGTCGTTTTGTTCCGCTAGTGCTGCATCGGCACGTGCGTCAATTTGCTCCTGGGTTTCCCCACGAGTGACAATCTTCAACGTGTCCCCGCTTGCCACCTGGGCTTGTTTCATCTTTTCGCGCAGCGGCTTTGCTTTTTTGCGCTTTTTGATGACTTTTTTACCCGTAGCGTCGTATCCGCTCACGTCAACTTCCTTGGCAGTATCCTTGATTCTATCGCGCAACGTAATAGATATTGCATCTCGTTCTTCAAGCGCCGCCACGGCATCTTCTTTGCCCAGCTCGCCTTTATCCGTGAATACAAGCTGATCCCCCACTATCTTAAAGCTGTGGTGATATTCTCTAGCCAACCTTGCCAAAAACTCAACATCGCGCTCTTGATATTGCGTCACCCGCTTCACCGGAATGGACTTAATTGTCCCGACTACTTTTAACTTTAATTTTTCGGCAATAATGCCAACTATTTGCTTGAGTGTTGTGTTTTCATAGGCTTTAGGCTTTAACGTGCGATTCGCCTTTCCAATACCTGTACTCAACGCCTTGATTTGAATATACGAAGGTCGGTAGTTATATTCCACCTCGTCAATTTCAAACGCACCAATATCGGCAAGCAATGTCCCCTTGTAACCGATGGCCGCCTTTAATTTATCCCCTTGCGTTGGATACCACTGCCGCACCCACTTTCCGCTAATATCCTCAAAAGTTAGCGTTAGCTCGTCCGACTCTCCCTCAAGATTATCGGTGTACGCCAGCTCAATTAAGTGAGGCTCAATATCAGCGGTAATATTGGTTTTTTCGTATAAAACAGAAAAATCAGGAGTTGGAACGTTACTATTCATTGTTTCCTCTCAACCACGGAGGCATTGATTCATTATTTGTAGGCTTAATATTTAGCACCGGAATATAAACCGTCACACCTGTTGGCAGAACTTCGCATAATCCTATATGCGGGTTAGCATTAATAATGCGTTCAAAGTCCAATGCGTTGCCATAGTAGTAATAGGCAAGGTTATCCCAACGCTCGCCTTGTTTTACGGTATGTTTAAGTACGGTCTGTTGTGTCATCAATTACGTCCTCATCTTTGCGCAAAACGACCCATGCTGTCATTTCTGCCACTGGCGCAGCTGCGTTATCAATCCGCGCATTAATATCGTCCAGTGCGCTATCAGCGGGCTTAAACCAGTTATCCCAATCTGCTCCCCCAGATTGCGCCCCTAACGTTAGGCTATCTTTCATAGACATTAAATCTTCATAAACCCCCGCACTTTCCCGGGCTAAATCGCTCACCGCTGGTAGCACTTTATGCACGCCTTCCAGCAAATCTCTCATCCCGGTAAGCTCGCCAAAACGACCAATCGCCCCATCAAGATTTTTTAAAATCCCGGGTAAATATGCCAATGCGGCCGCTGGATCATCAGATAGCTGGCGAACAACCGCCACGGCATCTCTAACACTGTCAACAATTTGTCGTCCTTGGTTAAATAACTCTGCGCCTTTTTGCACGGTTTCTTTTACCTGTGATAACGCCTTTACCGCACCAGCCGGCAAAATAGACCCGAGCAAGGAGTTGCCACCAATATTTAATGCAGCGCCTAAAGGGTTGTCTTCAATATCGCCTACGAATTCCCGCAAGTTAATAGTCATCTCGCGACATAGCGCGTTCCCGAACTTATCTGTAAACAAGGTGACAGATGAAATATCGGTGATCACAAAATTACCCTTATACTTCCCGCGACCAATAATTAATGGCAGCGCGGCTTGTTTTGATTTCGCCCCTAACAATTCCTGGTAGCGGC